CTCTGATTTTTCTGTTTGCAAGCATATGAGGGCATGAGACGAACGAGGAAATGGTCCTTCGTGGCGCAGGAAGCCAAACGGTTGGCGGATTTGGGGCTGTCTGGCTATGCCATTGCGAAACGGCTCGAAGTCGCGGAAAGCAGCGTCTCCAGGTGGGTTAAGTCGGGCAAGTTGGTCTTACGGGGCGGCAAAGGTGGCGAACTGACGGAAGAGCGGGCGCCGGTCGCGGCGGATGGCGCTCGCCAAACTCCTAAGGAATGGGCGGTGGCCGTGCGCGCCGCGTACGCCCTGGACACGACGGACGATCAACTGGTGACGATGGCAGAGACGGCTTTGCGGGATGCGCTGGGTCTTGGGATCGCGGTAAGTGCCAGGCTGCAGGCAATGGGTCGCTTTCAGTCAATCGTCAAGCAACTGGCACTTGTGGCACGGTTGGATGCGGTCAAGCCTGAGCCGGCACCTCAGAAGCCACGGCTCCGGGTGGTGCGTTCATCTGTAGATCCGCGGCGGGCACTGATGGCGGTGAGTGAATGATCCTCACCGTCCCGCGTGATCGGACGCTCTACCCGACGCTCGGCCCGCAAGTTTGCGACTTCATCGAGCAGAACATGGTGTTCGGGCCTGGCGACCTTCGCGGCGATCCGGCAGTGCTCGACGAGGAAAAGCGCGCCCTCATCTACCGGCTGTATGAGGTCTACCCGAAACGACACGCCCATGCTGGCCGGCGGCGGTTCAAACGGGCCGGGATCTCGTTGCCGAAGGGGATGGCGAAGACCGAACTAGCCGCTTGGATTGCCGCCTGTGAGCTCCATTCAGAAGCGCCGGTGCGCTGTACGGGATTCACACGGGGCGGAGAGCCCATCGGTGGGCCGGTCTCTGATCCGTATATTCCGCTGATTGCCTACACCGAAGAACAGTCGGACGAGCTCTGCTACGGGGCGCTGAAGGTCATCCTTGAGGAAGGTCCGTTGCGGGACGAGTTCGACATCGGCCTTGAGCGCATTATGCGGAAACGTGGCGATGGGAAAGCCGTTTCGCTGTCGGCGAACCCGAATGCGCGTGACGGGGCACGGACCACATTCTGTGTGATGGATGAGACGCACAGGTTTACCTTGCCGCGGCTGAAACAGGCGCATCAGACGATGTTGGCGAATCTCCCGAAACGAAAGATCGCGGACGCGTGGGTATTGGAAATCACGACGGCGCCTGAACCCGGGGCCGGGTCGGTGGCCGAAGGTACGATGGAGTATGCGAAGGCGGTCGACGAGGGCCGCGTGACGGATGCCGCGCTGTTCTTTTTCCACCGGCAAGCGTCAGACGACCACGACCTGATGACACGTGAGGGGGCGGAGGCGGCGGTGATCGAAGCCTCTGGCGCAGCGTCCGCGTGGCGTGACATTGACGCGATCGTGTCGCAATGGAATGACCCGACAACGGATCGGGCGTATTGGGAGCGGGTGTGGTGCAACCGGCTCGTCAAGTCCTCTACGCAGGCGTTCCCTGTGCTGCGGTGGAAAGAACTGGCGGCGACGCGAGTGATTCAGCCAGGGGCGCTGATCACCCTTGGGTTTGATGGCGCGATGTTTCACGATGCGACCGGGATCGTGGCGACCGACATCCTCACCGGGTATCAGTGGGTGGCCGGGCTCTGGGAATGCCCGCCCGGCCGCGACGACTGGCAGGTCCCAGCGGCGGAGGTCGACGCCGTCATCCGGGATCTCCTGGATCGGTTCCTGGTGTGGCGGCTCTATGCCGACCCGCCGTATTGGCAGACGTGGATCGCGAAGTGGGCCGGTGACCTTGGCGAGGATCAGCAGGTGATTGTGGAGTGGTTCACGAACCGTCGCCGACAGATGGCGGCGGCCCTGGAGGGGTTCGACACCGCGATTAAGGAAGGGCAACTGTCGCATGACGACTCGCCCGCGTTCACGCGCCACATCGCGAACGCGCGCCGCAAGGATCTGCCGGAACGGGATGAGCAGGGCAAGCCGCTCTGGCTGATTCAGAAAGAGCGACCGGATTCGCCGCACAAGATCGATCTGGCGATGGCGGCCGTGTTGAGTTGGGAAGCCAGGACCGATGCGGTGGCCTCGGGGGTGCTGTCGAACACGTCGGTCTCGGCCGATGAGGCGGTCATGATTGTCTGAAACGATCATTACGCAGGTGTCGTCGCGCGCGCGTCCACGTCCCGTGGTGTGGGCGGCGCAGAATGCGCGTGAGATCGTCTTTGCGGTGGGCCTTGCGCTGTTGGGTGGAGGATTGGCGCTCCTATCGGTGGCTGTAGCGTTGATCGTCGTGGGTGGGCTGTTGGTGTGGTTGGCGATTCCGCCGACACTCCCGCCGTCGCCGCCGGAGTAATCGCATGGGCCTCCTCGCCGAGCTGCGGTCGACGGAATCTCGATCTCATTGGATGGGGCCGTACGGGACGAAGTCATCGGAGCTCGCGCGCCTGTTTGGGGCGACGCCTACAAGCACCGGGATTCCGGTCACGGAGTACACCGCGCTGGCGTTCTCCGCGGTGTGGGCGGCGGTCTCCATTGTCTCGGCAGACGTCGCGTCGTTGCCATTGCCGCTCTATAAAATTCTCAAAGGCGGCGGGAAAGAGCGGTATCTCGATTCCAGACTCTATGAACTGATGCACGACGCGCCGAACCCCGAGATGACCTCGATGATCTTTCGGGAGACGTTGCAAGCCCACACCATGCTCTGGGGTAATGGCTACGCGGAGATCGAACGCGATCAAATCAAGCGGCCTATTGCCCTCTGGCCCATCACGCCGGATCGCGTGACGCCAGTCCGGAACGCGGGCGGTGAGCTGTACTACCGAGTAACCAATGTGGGCCGCGCCGATAGCTTTCTGGAGCCGAGCCGCGTCCTGCACATTCCAGGGCTGGGATTCAACGGGACCGAAGGCTATTCCGTGGTGTGTCAAGCACGGGAATCGATCGGTCTCGGGTTGGCCACGGAGCGATTCGGCGGGACGTTCTTCGGCAATGGGTCCACCTTTGGCGGCGTGCTCTCCCATCCGCAGAACCTCACGAAAGAAGTTAAACAGGGGATTCGTGAATCCATCGAGGCCGTCCACTCCGGCGTCGACCGCGCGCATAAGTTCATCATCCTTGGCGGTGGCACGAAGTACGAGAAACTCGGGATCCCGCCGAACGACGCGCAATTCCTGGAGACGCGCCGGTTTCAAGTCAACGAAATCGCGCGCTGGTTTCTTATTCCGCCACACAAACTCGGCGACCTGGAGCGGGCGACGTTCTCCAACATCGAGCAGCAGGACATTGAGTACTACAAGTCCGGCCTGCGTCGCTGGTTGGTGCGGTGGGAACAGGAACTCAATCGCAAACTGATCTCGCCGTTCGAGCGCCGGCAGCAACGATTCGAGCATAACGTCGAAGGGTTACTCCGGGGCGACTCCCAGGCGCGGGCGGAGTTCAATTCCAAGATGTTCAATATCGGTGCCTACTCGATCAACATGATTCTCGAAAAAGAGAACATGAACCCGATCGGTCCAGAAGGGGACGTGCATTTCGTGCCGGCGAATATGACGCCGGCCGAGATCGCGATGAAGGGGCCGCCAGCGCCGGCCCCGCCACAACTGCCGAAGCCAGAGCCCGAGCCGGCCCCAAAGCGGGACGACGTGATCGATGCGGAATTCCGGGTCGTGGTGACGGAACTGGCGACCAATGCGCGGGCAATTCAGGACAGTCTGGCCGCCGAACGGGACGCGCGCACACAGGAGGAACGCGAGCGGTGCGCGGCTGACCTCGAGCAGCTGCGGGTGGAGTCCGTGCGGCTTCAAGTGGCATTGACGGAGGCGCGGGAGGCAACGGCGGTGGAAGCGGCGCGCGTGACTGCGGCGGATGCCAAGGCCGCAACGCTCGAGACGGACATCGTCACGGCGTCTGAGGCGCGCGATGCCGCGCTGGCTGTGGTGGCTGCGCGAGAGGCGGAACTGGCTGAGGCGCGGGCGAGTCTTACGACGGCCGTTGGTGAACGTGAGCGGCTAGATGCAGCACTGGCCGCGCGAGATGGGGCCGCCGTCGAAACCGCTGCGGAGCACGCCAGACAATTACAGGATTTGGTGGACAGTCAGATGGCGCTATCAGCGCTGCAGGTTACGGTCGCGGATCGGGATGCGGCGGTGGCTGTGGCGCGGGCCTCTTTGGCGGCGGTGGACGCCAACGTAACCGCAGAGGCTGAGGCTAGGACGCGCGCTGAGGCAACAGCCCAGCAGGCGCGAGAGGCCGTTGCGGCGCAACGTGAGGCGGAAGCCCAGCGCATGACATCGGTGATGGCCGCGCATCGAGGACTCTTGGTCGATGCGATGGGCCGGATGATCCAGTGGGAAACAGACAAGGCCAGGCGGAACCAAGCCACGCCGGAAAAACTCCGCCGGTGGCTCTCGCTGTTCTACGCCGAACATCAGCATCGGTGTCAAGCGGCCCTGGTGCCGGCTATGCGGACGCATCTGGCGTGGCTGCAATCGGACGCGGATGCTGTTGCGGTCACTGAGGGCTTCGTGCGCCAGCACATTGAAACCTCGACGCAACAATTACTCGCGGTCCTCGACAGTGATCCAGAGGAATTCCCGGCGATGCTGGAAACCACGTTGCGCCGGTGGGAAGCGGATCGCGCGGATGCGTTCGCGGATCGCATTCTGAAAGACGAGGTTGATTATGTCCGCCAGCGGTGAGATCGAACGACGGTATTCGCAGGATCGCGCGATGGTGGACCGATCGGACGGGCGTCGTGTGCGTGGGAACGCCATCGTGTTTAATAGCCTGTCGATCGTCATGGTCAACCGTGGGATCGGACGGTTTCGCGAACGCATCCGTCCCGACGCCGTGGATCGGACGATGCGGTCCGGCGCTGCCGTGAAGGCGCTCTGGAACCACAACTCCGATTTGGTCCTGGGGAATACGAGAGCCGGGACACTCCTGTTACGGAAAACCGCGTCGGCGCTCGCGATTGAGATTACGCCACCGCTGTGGGCGGATCCACAATTGGAAACGATTCAACGTGGCGATGTGGACGGCATGTCGTTCTCGTTCAGCGTGCCGGATGGCGGGGACACG